AGATTAATCTTAACATTCTACACCACGAGAAGGTGGCCTTTTTTCGTAGAACAATGTATATTGCGTGAGCTCTATCACTTTTTTAGTACTAGTTCTTCTACAGTGACGATCAAAGAACAATTGGTATCAGCCCTAAAAAAGCTTCAGATTTACTAGCGTAAGGAAAAGGTCACTACGTTTACCTCAACTACTCACGCAATACACTAACATCAACCTGTTGGAGGTGCTTCGTCAGTATGTTCTAAGTCATCAATTCCAAAATTATCAATCTTGTAATCCATTATTACCTTATCACATATCTTGTTATATACTTCATCTCTTAGAGTTGGGTCATCTTCTAATTTTCCATTCCAATCTTTGGAAAGAAACTTAATTTCATCTCCATTTTCTCTAGTGTAAGTATACCAAGAACCTCCTTGTTTAACCATATTATAGTCTTTAAGAACTCTTAACCATCCACCAAAATCATCTATTCCACTATCAAAGTAAATATCAAATTCTGCTGTTCTTAAAGGCGGGCCCATTCTGTTTTTTACAACTTGAGCCTTGGTCTTAATTCCAACTACTTGTTCTTGACCTTTAACCTTGGTCTTAATTTGACCTGCAGCTTTTAATCTCAATCTACAACTTGCATGGAATTGTAATGCCTTTCCACCACTTGTTGTCCAAGGGTCTCCAAACATTACTCCAAGCTTTTGCCTTAATTGATTTGTAAATACAAGAGCTATTCTCTGTCTACCTATCATTTGGGTAATTTTTCTCATAGCCTTTGAAATTACAATAGCTTTACTGGTTGCCCAGCCGTCTTTACTGTAATCTGCTTCTTGTTCTACTTTTGTAGTTGCGGCTGCGACTGAATCTACTACTATTGTCACTAGTCTATCTTTATCGCTTTCTCTAACTTTGGTAATGATATTTTCCATAACCTCAAATATATCTTCAACTGTTTCTAGTTGTATATATAACAATTGTTTTGTATCAATACCAAGGGCTTGAAGGAATTCTTCGTTACAAGCGTTTTCAGTATCTATAAATACTCCTAATCCTCCCATTTTCTGGGTATTAGCTAATATTTGTGCAGATACCAAAGACTTTCCTGAAGCCTCCATACCAGTTATTTCGGTAATTCTACCAACTGGAATTCCGCCATTTTTTCTGTTAGAAATTGATAAATCAAGCATAGAAGAACCTGTAGAAATCCACTCTGTCAAATCGGTTGGTGTTTCATCTGCTCCATCTAAGAAGTAAGCAACCTTAAAGTCCTTAAACTTCTTATTCAAAGAATCTGCTAAAATTCCTGCTAATTTGTCTCTATCTTCTCTTTTACTTGCCATACCTATTAACTAAACAAATCATCAAAAGCTTGAGAAATATCATCAGTTTTAGCTACTTTAGGCTTATCTGTAGTTTCTTTTGCTTTTTCGTTATTATTTGCGTTATTTTCCCATGGTAAATCTCCAGCTTCTTCATTATTTGAATCTTCTGGGTTTAACCAAGTTTCTAAAGCACCTTTTAATTCATCATAAGAAACTTTTTTGAAAATACTAAAAATTTCTTTCTGTCCACTAACAATTTTATCAGCAATAGTCTTATCTTCTGTTGCTGGTGTTTGGTTAGGTTTTACACGAATTGCAGTTTTTGGAAAAGTACCTGCTCCTTCTGATGGTGTAAATTCTACTACGATATCTCTACCTGCAGTAAGGTCTGTAATATCACCATAGTCAGGGTCAGAAATAAATCCTAATAATTCAGCATAAACTTGTTTACCGAATCCCCAAAATTTAACACCTTCGCCTTCTTCTCCACGTACTATTACTGGCACGTAAACTCTCATTTTAGGTTCAAGTTTTTTAGAAAGCTTCCAATCATCTGAATTACCTGTAGATTTTAACTTTTCAGAAAATTCTACTACTGGGTCAGCTTCTCCATGAGTTACTGGTGAAAGGTAGTTTCTTTTACCTAAGTCATAGTGAAAAAACAATTCCAAGAATGGGTTTGCTTTATCGTGTTGGTAAGGCACTATTCTTACCTGATTTTTACCTGGACTTGGTTTCCATAGGCTGGAAGTCCTTGTTGTTTGAGACTGTAAGTCTCCGAGTTTTTTTCTAATCGCATCTAAATCAATTGCCATTTTTTTTCTCCTTTTATTTGTTAATTATTACTTAATATAATAAAAAAATCTAACATGGTAAAACTTCTGTTAATATTTTTTTATGTTTTTTATGGTACCTTTGTACCGCTAATTCTTTTGCTTTTGCTTCGACAACAACGTCAATATCAAGACCATAGTCTTTGATTTCATCTACAATATAGTCTGAATGTGCTTGTTCTTTAATTTTACTAAATTCTTTGTACATTCCTGCCAGTGTTGGCCAGTCTTGCATTTGTTCTATTGTAATATTATTATTCTCACATATTTGTTCTATTACAAGTTTTTGTTCTGCACGTCTTGATTCTGAATAGTGGGTGCAAGGTTTTATGCCTTTTGGCCAGGTTGATACAGCAAGTTTGAGAGCTTCTTCTTCAGTCATACCACCTGTACAGAACTTGTGATGAAAATAATCGAATACAATAGGTATACCAACTACTTTGTATACTCCATCATATAAATCTTTTACAGAGTACATATTACCTTTGTCATCATTTTCGACAGTTAGACGAGCTTGAGCTGAAGGTTGTAGTCGTAAGAAGTTTTTACAGAATCTATCTAGTGCAGCTTTTTTATCGCCATAAGCGCCACCGACATGAATGTTAATTTTTGCCATACGAGACTTAGGTAGACCCATAAGGTCCATAATCTGTGCAGATTTGTCAAGTTCATTTATAGCATTAAGTACTACCTTTTCATTTGGAGAAGCTAGTACACAGAACTGGCCTGGATGAAATGATAGACGTTGTCCATTGTCCATTGCTAGTTTGCCCACAGCTTTAAGTAATGCACATATCTCTTTGTAATCTGGTAAATCTGATAATTCATATTCAGACATCCATGGCATCATATCGCTTGACATACGATATACCTTTATACCATTTTCGTTGTTCCAATTTACAATTTTTAGTAGATTTGTAATATTTGTTATTATCAATTCTGATGCGTATGATACACCTTTTGTATCGAATGTTCTACGTATCATACTTCTGTTGCATGATATGCCTTGCTTTGCAAGATTCATATTTATACATGCGTATCCTAGTTGTTTTGCCATAATTTTATTTTATATAATAATATAATAATTTTATTTAACATAAAAAAATTCTGAGTGAAAAGTTATTAACATTATTTCCACAAAATTTGTATAGCTACCAATGTTGTTGCTAACACAAGTGATATTGCAGTTTTCGTAGTTATTCCTTCGCCCATAAAGCACCATGTAAGAAGTGCAAACGATATCATACCACAAGCAAATCCTATAAATCTGCCTGGCCATAGTAGTCCATCGAAATATCCAACTATATATTTTGTTCCTAAAATAAATGCATATGATATTATAGTTCCAAAAGCTACCGATAAAATTAAGGGGTTTTTGTCGAACCATTTCCAGAGAAACTGTCCATTTGTTTGTACCCAGATTAGGGTCTGTCCTACGAAGAACAATAGTATTGCAAGTGCTAACTGATTCATTTTGTAATTTTTAATCGTTACTGTTTAATTGTTATTTTATATAAATATAATAAAAATATTTCAAATAAAAAAATCCGGAGTGAATTATTTTCTAAATATTTTTTTTATTTCTTTTCGTATCAAATCTGTCAAAAGGCCCTTAAAATCTTCTTCGTCTTTGTCTCTTCTAATTAAGTGGCCATCTGGGTCATACTTTGGTCGGCTCAAGTTTGTATTTCTTGTTCCTCTTATTCTATCATTAGGAGTAATTCCTGTGTCTTCTTTTTTTGGTGATTTTGACATATTATTTCTTAACCTTTATATAGATTACTTCATGCACAGAAGTATCTATTCTTCTTAATCCTGAATCATTTGTTAATAGTATAGAATTTCTATAGTTTTCCCAGTCTAATTGATAAGAAGTATCTAATACCCCATTATTTACAATCTTTATGCACTCATTTAGAGCATTTATAGTATATAGGGTATTTGTTCCC